GTTTCCCAGTCACGATCGGCTGGTGTCGGCGTAATCCACGGCTGCGTCCTTTAGTGCTGTCAGCAGCTCTTCCGCTTCCTCGATATAAGACTTCCACGCGGGAAGTTGGAACATGTCTAGCATGTCCTCGTACTCTTTCTCTGTCATGGTTCTCCTTTATGGGCTATGACTTTTTAATTTTCCCAGCCAGCGCCACGCGTGCTTTACGCTGCGAGTCGCGTTCGGACTGAGACATTTGGACAGCGGTTACGAGACTGTCCTGCTCCTGCTCGGCGAGTGCCACTTGGGCATCGAGAGCAATCTTGCGTGCCTTGAGTTGAAGCTCTTGACGCTCCAGTTCGAGGCGTTGAATTTCCAGTTGAAGGTCTTTGTTGTCCTTGTCTGCCTTTTGAGCCAGCTTCGCCTGTTCGAGCTGAGCCTTCACTTCGATCTCTTTCATCTGGATAGCAACGAGAGGATCGGGCTCTGGGTTAGCTTGCTTCTGTAGACTGATCTGCATCATCTGATCAATTACGGGCAGCATCTCTTCGCGGATAGTTAGGTCGCTGTTTTGGAACAGACCCTTCAGCAGCATCCAGAACGCAGGGCTTTCGGCCGGTACGGTCTTCAGCATGTTAGCTAGGTTCTGCTGTTCCATTTCCCGAGCCATCATACCAAGAGTGCTATTTACGTTAAACGTCACGTCCTCAATAGGATAGCGGTCGGGAGCGAACTGCATATATCTCCACGCGCTCTTGTTGATAAACGGCTTGGTGAAGTTTCTCTCGATGTTGGCGAGGGTGCGCTTGCTGCGCTTGATAGCCCCGCCTTGGATCATGCTCATTCCGCCGAAAGTTTCGTTACGACGGTTCTCCCCGATTGGTGTGGCAGAGTCCATTGCGCCTGTACCCATTTGCACCATGCGCTCCAGTTCCCCGCTCTGACTGAACGTGGTAGGAGATACTTGGCCGAAGGTGAACGGCATCAGGATGTCCTTGGGGTTGCCATTGGTAAGAACATTACGGCCCGGAGCAACCTGGAAGTTGGCACCACGGGGCATACGGCTGGCGTCCATCGCCATCATCGGGTGAATGGACAGAGCCATCGCATCAATCCGACCACGCATTTCCGCGTCAAGAGCCTTCTGGGCGTTGTAGCCCTTCTCAGCGATACCGCGGCCCCAAAAGCGGTTAGGCACAGTGTCGTGCTGGTACGCTACGAAGCAGCGGTCTTTCATCAGGTACGGGTTTTCGATGGCGCGGAGAAGCTCAGTCCCATTGGCGATAGTGATAACGGCCTCTACTAGGTCTGTTTCGTCAACGATGAGGTCCTCTTCGTCCAGCTCGATCTCTTCGTCGAACGCTTCAACCTCCAGCAGGAGGGAGCGCGGAACGAGACCGTGGTACTCAACAATCAGGGTCTTATCTTCTTCCCGAGAGTCTCGGCTCAGGCTGTCCTTATCAGTCTGAGAGCTGAGCGAACCGACGATGCTGTCGGTGTACGCGCCGATAGGTACGTTGCGGTAGGTACCGCTCATCTGCTTAGTCTGAACTACGTGCTTCGGAACCACAGTGATATGCGCCATTCCTAGAGCCTCGTCAATAGTACGGGCTGTTGGGTCGATGACGAATTCCTTCGGACTGACAGGCACAAGGGAGACACGGACAGTGTCTCTTTCTTCCACACCGGCCTCATCAATATCGGAATCACCGATACGATTAGGCACCACACGACGCTCTGTAGCTTCGCGCAGGATCAGCTTGCCAACTCCTGTTCCGTACAGAGCACCGTTCAGGAACACCTCGGAAACAGACGCACGGACATTCTCCTTGTCAAAATCCTCGTCGAGCTGGTCACGCCACATCTGGATGTCGGCGGACTCTGTATCCCCGTAGTTATCTGACACGTCAAACCACTTCCCACCGCCAAAGGTAGCTTCTTCTAGCTCAGCAACAGTGGACTCGATGGCCTGTGACAGGGCGGGGGAGATGAGTTTACTTCTCTCAGAGTGTCGGGTCTTGTCCTCAGACGCCCAGATGCCGCGCCATAGTCGATAGTATTCGTCCCAGTGCGTGTCTAGGTTTTGCTTACGGAAATCTTCCCAAGCTGTGACGCGAGTCATAACCCATCTTACAAGGCTGCCCGGACTGGCTGTCCGCTGCTGTTGTGCCCCATTAGTAGGGTCTACTACAATGTCTGTTCGTTTTGCCATTAGTATCCTGATACGTCGTCAAGGGGGTTGTACTCCCCGATCATCCAACCTTGGTCGTAGATCGCTGTGCTGATCTGGTCGATGTAGGCTAGAGCGTCTGGAAGGTCATCGTGCGCCAGTGGGTTCGGGAAGTCAAGGAGCTGATCCTCCAGCTTCTTAACCCAGGGGGCATCCTTCTTGAATTTGATGCGTCCATTCTGGAATCGCCCTTGCAGGGCCCAGAGGATACACTCTGTCTTGTGCTGACCACCGTGGGTCAGCGTCTCGATGCGAGGGTATACACTCATACGTCGCATCTGGTCTTCTAGGTACGGCATGATAGCGTTCTTCAAGCTGCCCTTCTCGATCCCCACGCACGAGGCGCGATACTGTTGAGCTGCCCGGATAATACGGAGAGAGGTTTCCCGCACACCCCAGCGGCCACTGATCATGTCGTGGACAAACCATCCTGAAGGACCTACCTCTACGACAGCGATAGCGTGTTCGTCAAGCCGCTTGAGCTTGGACTGCACCATCCCCTGTCCATCACTAAAGCCAGCGGGGTCTACGGTGATGTAGATTGTTCCCTTCTCTTCTGGCTTGTCAGCGTGCAGGAATTGGTCAGCACTAAATGCACCACCGCCTGCGGCCTCGAAGCTGGCCTCAAACTCTTGACGGAAAGCATCAGCACTCATACGAGTACGGGCGCGTTCTAGTTCGTCCTCAGAGATGATAGGATTGTCAAGGCTATTAAAGTGGAATGAATCCCACTCTTCTTCACTTTCTTCCGCCGCGGACACCCAGAGGTCGTAGAAGTGGTTCTTACCATTAGGTGTCCCGATGAATAGAGCTTCGCCTCGGGAGTCGGCCAGGGCCGGACCAATGATCATATCCCACACGCTCGGCTTCATGAACGCATATTCGTCAAGCACCACGTAGGCGAGGGAAACACCTCGAAGGGTGTCGGGTCTATCCGACCCTTTGAGCTTGATAGTACGTCCGTTGATCAGAGTCATGGTGCTGGTGTTCTCATGCACCTTTTTGATCATTCCTTGGGACAGTTCCTTTAGCTGGCCCCAGAGAATGTCCCGTGCCTGTTGGTAGGTCGGGGCTACGTACCACACTTCCTTACCCTTCAATGGGACCCCGAAGCGGTTTTTAGTCTTAAGTGCTTCTAAAATTAGAGTGATAGCAGAGAGGTATGTCTTGCCTGCACGTCGGCCCGCCGCGACTACTTTAAATCGAGCGGGTGAAAGGAACACTTCCCTTTGCTTCGCGTGCAGATCAAACTTTAGGTCCACTACTCTTTACCTCTTGGGTCATACCAGCCTAGCGCTCGAAGCTTGAGAAAACCTGTAGCGCTGGTCGCTCGGTAGTGATACTCTTGAGATGTGTTGACCCACACATTCAATACTACAGAGTCAACCCCGGACGTAGTGACAACTACGGTACGGTTATTATCGGCGGGGGTCGCATCGGCCTCGTCCGCCCCATACACTCGGACGACATTGACCGCACCGTTGTAAACAAGATCGACGCCTACGATAGCCTCCACTTCAACGCCGGCAGGGACGGTAGCTTGGACGGTAGCCTCGGTTGTTGAGATGGAGCTTGTGTCCAACGTCTCGATGGGTGCGTGCCAATCAAACCTGTCTTTATGCTGCGAGAAGGCTCGGATATTGTTCGAGCTGTCGGTCGCAATACTACCTACCCGGCGATAATAGATGTAATCGGTGGCGTCCGCTAGCAGGTTCGTCGCAGTAAGGCTGGTATCAAAGCCAGCATCAACCGTCCCGTCCGCCTTCCTGAGGACAAACACATGATACCATGTATCAGCCGACAGGGTTAGTCCTGATGGGAATCCTCCAGCATCGTCACCCTCTGCCCAATCCACGTCGATCTGCTTGGTCAAACTGGATGTTGTAGAGATGACGTTATCGTTGGTACTATCCATCGCAGAACCAGCGGCAATATCTAGATCGTGGTCCGCGTCTGTAGCGTTATTCGACAGCGTAAACCCGTCGATATAGTTACGCATCAGGTTGGTCAGCCCGTCAAGCTGATCGTACGTCCACCTGCGCCATGTCGCTGTCTTTGTTGTTGACCCGTAAATAGCCATTAATTTTCTTTTATCTCTATTGAGTCAATCTCATGCGTGGGTATATAAACAGAAGAGCCTTTCAGGAGCCTGATAAAAAGATACCCTGACCTCATTATCCTGCTCACTTCTCTTTCTGCGAGCCGTTTACTTCCGAAGGTGCCTAGTTTTATTGTTTCTGTATTATGAGTAGATGTCTTATGGAAGCTAACTTTTAACTCCCAAGGTATTATCCACCCTCATCTGCCTTAAGTAGGCGGATCATCTCAGCCTGACGCCTCATTTCTTCAATCATACGCTCACCACGCAACCTCCCCGCAGGGGTCAGTTGCGCAGTTGGCTCGACAATCTCGGACTTACTCATCTCGATCTTGTCAAAGATTTGTTGAAAGAGGCCTCGGGCTTCGGACATTACTTCTTCTGTCCAGCGCCAGGGCGCTTCTCAGTTTCTACATTGCCCTTGAAGTTATCCTTCAGGCCACGCTTGTAGTCACCAACAGAACCAGGGTTCCACTTAATACCGGGACCCTTGTTTCCTTCATCGATTTTGTTCTTGTCTGACATAATATTTTCCTAGCTAGAAAAGTGTGCAGTCGGAGGCCTGCACTTGGCCTATATGTTTGGAGCCCCAGCTCGGAATCGCGCCGAGTTCCCCTGTTTACAAGACAGGGCATCATCTAATAAATGCTTCGTGAGGCATATTTGGCAGAGCGTGAGGGATTCGAACCCCCTCAGTAAGCGTTTGGAGTGCCACCCGGACCGATCCTGTACGCCCTATAATTTGGAGGAAGGCAAGAGAGTCGAACTCTTACAGCCCGTCAGGGCCATCACGGGGTTCAAGCCCGATAAGCACGCCACATGCGGCCTTCCTTGGTGGAGCCAGATGGTATCGCGCCATCCTCTTCAGTGTTTCAAACTGACGCTAATCTATCTCAGCTACAGCTCCTTGGTACTCCGTCACGGTTACGCTCCGCGCACCCCTTCCTTGTAAGAGATGGGTCTGGACCTAGCAGTCGGAGTAAATTGGTTGCCACGGTTGGATTTGCACCAACGTCCGTCGGTTATCAGCCGACTGCTACGCTAACTCAGCTACGCGGCAGTGGTAGCGGGTACCGGTAACGCTCCGGTCTATCTGAGGTTATGGGCCTCTGACGGTCTCTTGACCACCCGCATCAATTGGAACACGAGACGGGATTCGAACCCGCGAACCTTTCGGGCTGGGGTGAAGGCCCAGCTTCTTTAGCCACTTGAATACTCGTGTATGTTGGAGCGAGCGGAGGGAATCGAACCCTGCCCAGCATGGCTTGGAAGGCCAGCGCTACGACCCGCGTAGACGCCCGCATGTTTGGCAGCTCCGACGGGAATCGAACCCGCCTCCTTCCTCCTAGACAGGGAGGTGTACTCGCCAGAATACTACGAAGCTATTGTTTGGCGAGAGCGCAGGACTTCCACCTGTCTATGATCCTTGTCGGGTAATAACCCTTACGGCTTAGCATTGTACTCTCTATTGTTTTTTGGCTCCCCGTCGTGGACTCGAACCACGCTCTTTCTTGATTAACAGTCAAGCGCCATCTCCCGGACGACTCACGAGGAATAATAATTGGAGGTCTCGGTCGGTGCGAGCCGACATCCTCTCGCTTTGCAGGCGAGCGCATATCCTTTCTGCCACGAGACCTTGGAGGAGGGCACTGGATTCGAACCAGAAGCGTTGCCGCTCGGTACGCTTAGCAGGCGACCCCCGTCACCATCAGGGGTTACCCTCCAACTTACCTTTTTATGGATCCAGTCCACCCGATGATCCTCGGGGCGTCGTTTCAGCAGCCGCGCATTCATGAATTTTGGTGTAGAGGGCTGGATTTGAACCAACACGGACTAGCCGACCTGTGGGTTACAACCACGTACCCTACCGAATGGGTGTCCTCTACTAATTTGGTCAGAACGGTAGGACTCGAACCTACAGTATGTGTGTCCAAGACACATGGTTTACCTGTTAACCGACGCTCTGATTGTTTGGAAGTCCCGACTGGATTTGCACCAGTAGCGCATGGGTTCAAAGCCCAGCATGTTGCTGTTACACCACGAGACAATTATTTGGTACCCTAGGCAGGATTCGAACCTACCACCGTCGGCTTAGAAGACCTTGGCCGTCCATCGGCTAGGGTATGGCGCACCGGTATTGGGTGACCCCCGGTACAAGGGGCGCGTTGGTGGAGCTACACGGAATCAAACCGTGCCCTCGATCTTGCAAGGATCATGGTGCTACTCATAGACTAGCCCCTTGATTGGTTGGAGTGGAGGGACTCTAACCCCCATCTGTCCGGGTAAGAACCGGAAGTAATAACAGTTATACGACACTCCATTGGTCGGCCCCGAGGGATTCGAACCCCCATCTGCTCGGGTAAAAGCCGAGGGTAATGCGCAATTATACGAGAGACCGTTGAATTGGACCCCTAGGTAGGATTCGAACCTACAACCCTCGGATTCGTAGTCCAAGCTCCGTCCATCCGGCTAGGAGTTGTGCTAGGCGGGGAGAGGCCTTCAGCCTCCCATCCCTCTTGCCAGAGGGCCCGCCGCGCTTTGGTACCCAGTGCAGGAGTCGAACCTGCAAAATTCTGTTTCTAAGACAGACACGTATGCCAATTCCGTCAACTGGGCATTGTTGGGGTGAGGCGGAGATTCGAACTCCTCAGCGTGGGTCACAACCGCGCTTGCTACCCTGAGCTACCTCAACTCGTTGCCACCTTGAAAGTGGCTACCATACCTTTCTTCTCCCAGTCCTCAATCACGTAGTGCTTTCTGAGGACAGACAGCCACCATTCGGCAGGCTGCACTGTAAGATGTAAAGGCTCATCGGTAAACTTTCCGTTATCTTTATGAAGGAAGATTCGGTAGTAAATTTTATCACAGTGATTACGCACTCTGCGGAAGACAGCATTGACCTTATTCTCCGGTATATGCTCCATCACGTCACAGCAGAATCCGTAGTCATAATGCTCGGGAAGGTCTAGCTCCCAGAGGCACTGCTGGTAGAACGGGAGCTTGACACTCTCATCCCTGCAATTATATGCGTGGTCAACCATGTGGACGTGTGCGTGTCCTGCTTCGGAGATGGCTCGGGCTGCCTGCCCTGTGCCACACCCCAAATCCACCACGGAACCTTGTCCTCCAGTCCACTCTAGGAAGTCGGGGACACTGAGTCTGCCCGGACTGATTCGGCTGTAGTCCGGATTGTCCCACACCTTCTCGTATTTTTCTCGTTCTACTTGTTCAAGTGAGTCTGAGGACATCCGTCAATTCTCATGCTATCGGGTGTGATTTCAACGAGGCCGGGCGCGTCCTTATATCGGGACAAGACATCCTCTTCCGTGAAGAGTTCTTCCAGCTTATCCCAGCGCCCGTCAAAATCAGCAATAATGGCGGGGAGTTTGATACCCAGCTTCCGCGCGATCCACAGGCGACTTGTCCCGTAGCGGCAGAAGGTGCCCTCAGGGAGGCTGAGAGCGAAGATTGGGTTACGTACTCCTTCTTCTTTTAGAGAGGTCTCCAGTTTAGAATAGAAACCTGTCTTGGCCTCCAGTTCACGCATGTGAGCTGCGCAAGGTCTGAGGGCTCGGGTCCCGTGTTCGCCGACGGGGTTGCCGTAGGCTGGGTTTTTCCACACGAGAACCCTCTGTTCGAAATCTTTTGGGTTCATCACGCCGTAGCGGATGGTATAGGCACGCTCCGCGCGATTTTTTCCGGTTTTATTCTTTTTCGTTTCTCCCGAAACCTGTCGGTTTCGAGCTTCTCGCTTCTGCATCGCTCTTTCTGCGACTTCTTGCGGTGTTAATGCTCTGGGCATATACTCTCTCCCTGTTTGCCTCTCGGTGAGCGTCCTCTCTCATAAGGCTTTCCTCCTTGATGAGACGCTTGTACCAATAGGGCAGGCTCATTCGTGGTTACGAGGGTCTGGGAGAAGCTCTCCCGTACTGATATTGACGTATTTGGGGTCCCACTCGTGTGTGGGAGGCACGACAAGACACTGCATAGGGTCGTGGCCTGACGGAATTGGCTGGTCTTTGAGGATGTAGCCGGGAGAACACACAACAGTGGTTCCATCCTTCATGTGCAGCAAGGCGACACCATCGACATAGGCCGGAACACCGTCTGCCCTACTGCCCTTGATGTGCCCGCAGGAGATTACAACCACCGCGAACACAAAGTACATCCAAAACCTGTTAAAAATCACTCCACTTCCTCAAATTCTGCGTCTTCGATCACCTCTCCTGTCACCAGGGGGGTCTTTTCAAGCTCTCCGATGGAGATGTTGAGCGTCAGTCCGCCCTTCTTACTGGCTTCGGAGGGGTCCACAGCCTTCGAGGCAGGGATTACACGGTCCAGAACCAGTTTGATTGCTTGCATGTCGCCTTCGTGGGCCTTCTCGAACAGCACATCGAAGGTTTTCTTGATGTTCTTCTCTGCAATCTGTTCAAACTTGCCTTGCATCAGCTCTCTGAACAGTGTTGTCTTGTTCTTTGCACCCGGAGGTCGGCCGGGTCTCTTCTTCACAGGGGCCTTAATTTCCTGTTCTTCTTCTTCACTACCCAAAACGGGCTCTAAAGTATTGTTTTTACTCATGTTTTTCCCTTATGGTTCTCCTTCCTGAGAAGGGCCTGTACCCCCTATTTTTTATTCTGTTGGGGAGACCTAGATTTTACCCCTGATGTGCTAATTAGGGTCTAAAACGATCTCTCCAATCCTCACAGCCCCCCTCACCCGATCGTGACTGGGAAAC